CTGTGTCGAAATATTCAAGACACCATGGAATCCCGTTAACATTGATTCCAGATACAAATTTGTAAAGACCATCTTCAATCTGTTTAACTGCATTTAAATCAATCATGTTATCCCCACGCTTTCTTGAATAACGCTCTAGCACCATCTACCCATGCGCTTAATCTTTCTCCCATAGTTTTTTCGACCCATTTAGAACCGCCATTTGTGTACGTTAGCATTCTTCCTGTATAGATTTTCTTTTCACCATGTTTTGCCCATGGAGAATGTGAATGCTCGCCAATCATAACTCTACCTTCGTGTTGGAAGTGAGCATATGGTGTATCCCATCTAATGTAGTCATCATTCACAGCTGCAGAACGAATAGCTGAATTTCTTAGGGCATTGGTTTTCAATGGCGCATTAGAGTTACAATCTTTCGCAATTTGTAGTTTAATTTTAGGCTTTATTGATTTCAAAACTGAGTCAGCTTTGCTCTTGTATTTGCCGGAGTTAAAATCAACATTCACATCTACACTTATCATTGTGTGATTACCTCCAACAAATGCGGTCCAACTAATCCGTTTATATCACTGACATTTGTTATCTCATACTCTTTATTGTTGTATAGGATTTTATCTCCTAATCTGAACGAGAATTGTGTAGTATGATTTTCTAAATCTTCTACGTACACTTTTTCAGACTCATAATCGTTTAAATCGATGGTAACAATAATACTGTCAGAGAATGTTCCTCCAGTATTGCCAAATGACTTACCTACGTTTTTGTTAGATACATTAACAAATTTAACTTCTGTAATAGACGTTAATTGAGTATAGTTTTCTTCTCCTAAAACGTTAATTACTACAATTTTGTGCGGTCTTAATACTCTTGGACTTTTTAACATAGAATTGCACTCCCAAGACCGCTAGAAAGCAACTGATAATCTAACTCTTTTTTAGCTAAAGTAGACCAAGGGATATCATAGAAAGACATCCCTTTTTTGTTTTCTACTTTATAAGAAAATCCGTTGGTCTTAGCTTCGGTTAGGTTCATATCGCTGTTTCCATAGAATGCATCAATACCACCACGAGAAGAAATATAATCGATTTGATTAACAATAACCTTTTCTAGACTTAATTCTGTATACTCATCGATATTTTTCACTCTCCAATATGGAATCGTACTCTTTATATACGAATCAATCATGTTTACAACCATAGGTTCTAATTCTTCAAACTCGTCTTGATTTTGAATCTTACCACCTTGTACTACATATTCGTCGAAGCTAAGCATAAGTTAACTCCTAGGCTACTTTTACGTTACGGAATACACCGCATTTAGTTGTGTCTTTTAATACAAGACCCATGATCAATTCAATTTCACCTTTTTTAACAGCTCCTGGTGTAGTGAAATCAGGTTTGTAAGTACGGATGATTTTGTCTCCTGTAGGTGAAGCAGCGTGTAAAGCGTTTAACCCAAAACGAACAGCGTAAATGCTTGTTGTTCCAGCCGAAGAATCGATTGGTACACATGGAGTTGTATTTGTTCCGTTGTAGTATTCTCCTAAGTCTTGAATTAAAATTCCGTCATAATATTCAACACCTACTCCGAACGCATTTTCTCCACGCGAGTAATAACCCATTGTTCTTGCTACAGCTTTTAATACAGTAGCCATTTTAGAGTTAACAAATAACACTTCTGGTTTTTCTGATAATGTTGATAGCCACGAATCTAATTCGAAAGCGAATGATTCAGCGTTAGTTTTAATTTTTGCCATAGTTGATAAGTCGATAGCTGTGCTAGGAGAGTATTCTGTAGACGCATTTGTTAACATAACATTTAATCCGTCAAATGAACTTCCATCTCCAGGAGTAGTTTTTTGTGGAGTTCCGGATTTAGTAGCAATTCCGTTGATGAAATCATAGTGAATTTTGTTTTTAACAGCTTTTTCTTTTTCTGAGAATTGGAACGCAACCTCAGATTTAGCTGCGGTTTCTTCTAGTACACGATCAATCGTGAACGCTCCACCAAAGATTTTTAACGATGTTGTTTCTGTTGTACGAATTGCTTCTCCTGGTGTGTATTCATTGTTTAATGCACGTCCAGCAGCAACAGTAGGCGTTAATAATCTTGTATATCCGTATACTAATGTACTTCCTCCAGTTCCTGGAGATACAGAGTTGTCAAATGTTAAGCGGTCCAAAATGAATGAATCGCGTCTAAACATATCAATAATAGTTTGGTCGATTTTATCAGCCATACCGACCTTGGCTTGTGCTAATGTTAATGCCATTGTAGGCCCTCCTTATTATTTGTAGAATTCAGCAACAGCTCCAAAGATATCTGTTACTTGATCGTCTTTAGGACTTCCTCCATTGTCATGGTTTCCTCCTAGATTGACATCTTGTTTTGTTTCTGCAAACAAGAAATCGTTTTCCTTCTTGATAGATTCGATTTGATCATTAAGTCCTTCTAATGCTCCATCTTTAACAGACACCTTTTCCATATCGATTAAAGCACGCAACATTTTTTCGTTCTTTGCACCAGCTTTTGATAAAGCTAAATCAATTAATCCATCTTTCTTGGCTTTTTCCAATTCAGCTTTGTACTTCTTTTCTAGATCCTTTGCTTGGTTCTTTAATCCTTCAACATCTACACCATCAAATCCTTTTACTTTTTCGGATAGTTCTGTGATGTTATCATCTTTTGATTTAACGGTTGCTTCCAATGTTTTCTTTTCAGCTTTCCAAGCTTCTGCGTCTGTTTGGTGCAGGCTCATAATTGCATCAACCTGAGCATCTGTAATGCCTTCAATCTTTTTCAAATCTTCTCGTTTCATTGCGATATTCCTCCTACAGTTTTTTTTACGTGGTTCTCCATCCACTTGGTTCTAGGTTGCTTTTTACGTCAATCCCAAGACATATAAAAAGACTCCTAAGAGTCTTTCTTAACAATTGCTTTTTCTGCTGAATAATCTCGTTTAAGTTTGCCTTTAGACTCTTTTACAATCTCATTCAGCTTTGATTTGTGATAGTTTCTATATTGCTGTGAAGTCTTTGTATCTTGTCCACCAGCTTTTTCTATCTGATATCTTCTATCCCATTCACGTGTTTTTCTTTCGTGATATCTTTGTTTCTGCGACAGTTCGTATAATTCATCGTTTTCTTCATTATCGAAAGGATGGTACGTTTGTCCGAATTCTTCGAAATAAGGATAGAAACTATGTCTACAGTTATATCCTCCTAATCCTTCGCCTGTTCCATATCCTGTTGAATCATAGAAGTTATCATATCCTTCAACTTTTTTCTTTGTCCAGAATATTCTCCCTTGCCATTCCGCATGGCTTGGACGCGCACCTAAATGGCTGGATGTCTCTACAAGGTTAGCGTCATCCATTTGTTCTAGCATTTCCATTTCACAAGCTAAAGCATTTTGATTAACACTTGTCCTAATGGCAACTCTTACTGCTGATTCCACAGTTCGTTCTGCTCCTGAATCATAAGCAATCTTACCTATGCCATCGTTAACAAGGTCTTTTATAACATTCTTGCACGCTTGATCATACGAATACGCGCCACTAGTTACTTGAAGATACGCTTTGTCATATGCTTTTACGTACGTATCTTTTGAAAGCTTGGCTGTCGTTTTAGTAAGGTTCTTAAGTTCGCCTTTTAGAACATTTGTTCCTTTTAGAAGTTGCTTTGAGAAGTCAACTCCGGATACATCATATCCAGCTTTTCTGTATATATCAAAAGAAGCACGTACACTCTTGTACATGCTTTCTTCCATGATGTCTTCTATCATTTTGTCTGTCTTGTTTGTCAGCTCTGCAAGCTTTGTATTTATAAATTGCTGTTGCAATCCTAAATCAATCAACTTTTGATTAAGGTACTCTGTTGTCGCTGACATAGAATCTTCTCCGAGCGATATTCTTTCGGTAATATCGGCCAGTATTTCCGTTATTACGCTTTCGTAAAGTTCTCCGATTTCTTCACCAATAGATTCTAAATATTTTGGAGTAAGCACTATTCATTGCCTCCTCCAAAGTAATCTTCTTCAATTGACGCTGGTTTCATTCCTCCGGACTCTCCTGTTGCTTTTCTAGCCGTTTCTTCATCTTCTCCAAGATACTTAACACGATATTCCCATTTTTGTAAAACACCTTGCGATATTTCTTGGAGCATTATAACCCGTTCAGCTTCTTCATCATTGAACATTGTATCGTCAAACTGGATGCTAATCTTTGTTTCTGTGTCTACGTTAGCACCACATTTTTCTTTTCCAATGATTAGGACTGCTTTTGCCAACTCTGTTAGCACATCTTGAATTTCGATACGCTGTTTCCATACTGACTCGGTTAAATCTTTATTAGATGTTCTAACTTCTGTTGCAGTTGCCATTGTTGATACTTCGAAAGAATATCGTCTTTGCCCTAATCCGACCTTAGAACTTAATAGGTTTAGGTTAAATTGAATATTATCTTTGTTTGCATCGATTCTTAGATCTGGATTGTATTCCTGAAGAAATTGTTGGTCTCCAACTAATTTCTCTCCAGTAGTAACATATAGGGATTTCTCCAATGTTTCGTTGATATCGGGTTCGATGTTAACTACTCTTTCTTGTCCTGTATTAGCATCTATAGCTGTTGCATGTGCCATGCTAACAATAGCCTGATTCATAAACACTCTCTTTTTTCCAAGTAGAACATCGCTGTATAAATTGTCAAATGCTAAATCGCAACTTTGTAAGTTGTCTATTGCGTTTGCATAAACAGAAACACCCAAAGGAACGTCAGATATATTGTTTTCGATGTTAGGTTTTAGAACAACAAACGGCTTACATGGAAGTTTGTAGCTTTCTGCCTCTCCGTTCGGAGATGGAATACGTGAATATGATTCATTCTCAACTTGGTACCAATAGTTCTTAACAATATAACTTCCATCCATTTCTCTTTGGAAGATTTGCACATACATGATTTCTTTTGAATTCATAACGTGTGTTGATGCTAATGCGATTTCATATATTTCATCATCTTCATAAGATAGAGGGATAATTTTTTGAGCGTCTTTGATTGTTTTTATTTTCAATCCATCCGCTTTTAAACTTCCGTCTGAGCTTACTGTAGGCTTTGTAAGCTGGATATAAAAGCAAACAGTACCTTGAGCAAATTCACGCTCAATAGCTTTGTTTCCTTGTTTCCAAAACTTACTTAAACCGAACACTCCACCAGCTTGTTCGATTTCGTCCCCTGTTAGGAACTCTTGTGTTTTTTTATCTTCTACAAGAATTCTAGTTTTATCATTCAATAAAAGATTGGCCCAGTCTTCACATACTTTCTTGGCCATTCTCATTTGTTTTCTTTTTAATTGCCTTTTTAGACCATTGTCAACCTTTACTGTGTATTTGTGGAAATCGGGAACATATCCTTGCCACCAGTACTGCCACATTTCAATCATGTTATAGTACTTTTGAATATCACTACTAACCGGATATCCTAGGTCTTTTAATACGTTAAATATAATTTTCATTTCTATAACCTCGCATTGATTTCAGCAGCAAATGTACTGAAAGAATAAAAATGGGCATCGAAAGTATCGATGTCCGTTGTGAAATCGTCTAGAATCTTATCCTCTTTGCTATCGCCGTCGTACATGGCTGTAGAAAGCGATTCTACAACGATTGGAACTCCTTGGAACCACATAGCACCCATATTAAGCATTCGATTGTAAAGCAATATACGGTCCTTACCTTCAATCTTTTTGCAACCTTGTACAGATGTATAAGGAAACTTTCTTTTTACTGCCATGTGGATCCCGTTAAGAATAATTTGTTCTGCATTGTCTACAAACACATAAGAAACTGTGTATCCAAGAGCACTTAATCCTTGTAACATAGCTATTGTTTCATCTTCTATTCGCTTAGGATCTATTGTTCCTTTGGCGTGTACTATCTTTCTTTCGGCAAAAGAAACAACTTTGTTCCATCCTGGTGTTATGCCGGTAGCGATTAGAGAAGTGTGTGACTTGGTTCCCCCAATGTCTATTCCGATACAAATTCGACTAAACATTGGAAGTTTTCCTTCCCATTCCCAATTCTTTGGATTTCCTGCGAATTGCGGAAATAACAATCCTTCAGCATTTTTCCAAAGCCCAAGAACATATCTTTCGTAATAAACAGTACCAAGATATTCCTGTTTTAAATCTTCTACGAATTTCCTAGGAAGAAAAGGATTGTCATCCAAACAGTACTGTTGGCAATAAATATCTGCACCGGAATCTAAGAACTTCTTAAACCAATGATTCTCGTTATCCGGATTGCATGTACCATCGAATACAGAATAAGGCTTATCAAGACGAGATTTTAACATCGTGAATACTTTTTCGTGCCATGTTACTATTTCGTCTCCATAACAGTATGCGATTGACATACCTCGTATCTTGTCCTCTTGATTCTCCTTGTCGGCTCCTAATGCATAGCATTTGCGACCGAACAGCATAACAGTGTTATCGTTCTTAATAGACCCAACTAGCTTATCACCGTACATTTCTCGCATTGGTCCGAGAACGTTACGTTCAATTGTCGATTTGGTATTACCAAGAATAAGAACATGACCAGGAAGTCCCTTAATCGCTCTTATTCGTTTAGGTATAATGTAGTAATCAAGCCATGTTTTTCCGGAACGTGTAGCTCCTGTTTTTATATTCCAACGATGTGGCTTTGTTTTCCAAAACTCTTTCTGTTTAGGACTAAGTTTCATCGCCATTGTCAGACTCCTCTGCTAATTCATCAATCTTCGATAACAATTCATCTAGTTTTGACAAATCGTCTCCACCGCTTTGTTGCTTAGCTTCTTCCTTTATGCGCTTAGTTTGCGCCTTTGTGTATTCAAGCCTAGCTTTATCCATTTTAGACATCGGCTGTTGCCCTGTAACGTCCCTAATGTATTCAGCGGCCTTAACGTCGCCTTTTATAGCTCTTTGGAACATTGCGATAGCAATAAGCATTTGATTAGACATGTCAGAATCATCAATACCAAACTCTGCCATGTTTCTTTGGTTTCTTTCGTTAACAGGAAGGTCTAGAATGGCATCGAAGCATTCCTTTATCTTCTTTTTTTTCGCTCTTGTTTGAGCTGCTTTCTTTCCGCCTATTCTACCTTTTTCAGCAGCGTTCTCTTTTGTGAAAGAATGACCTTCTAGGTTCTTTGTTGTGTCCTTCTTTTTATCATCCATTCATGAGCACCGCCTCCTTGCCAGTTAGCTTTTCCCATCGGTCCAATATTGCATCAGCGTATTGTGGATCATATTCCATCATGTAACAAACTCTGTTCAATTGCTCGCAAGCAATCAGCGTTGAACCACTACCGCCAAACAAATCTAAAACCTTTTCTGTTGGTTTGCTAGAGTTCTTTACTTGTCTAGCAATCAACTTGATAGGTTTCATAGTTGGGTGTAAATCGTTCTTCTTTGGTTTTGGTTCGTCTAACACTGTGGAAAGAGTTCTATCATCAATGAAGTAATGTGATGCACCTTCTGCCCATCCATAAAGGCAAGGTTCGTGTTTCCACTGATAATCTTGTCTTCCTAGATTGAATGTATTCTTATTCCAAATCAATTGCTCTCTGACTTGAAGTCCAACCTCATTTAAAGCTGTTTCAAAGTTGATTGCTTCTCTTGACGCATACCAGATATAGAACGCTCCACCAGCTTTTAAATGTTCTTTCATATTCTCGAATGCAGAAACAAGAAATTTACGGAAGCTATCTGTATCCATGTTATCGTTTTCGATTGTCATGCCTTGACTGTTTTCAATAGCTACATTGTATGGTGGGTCTGTTACAACCAAATCCATCAACTCGCCATCACAAAGAGTATTAACATCTTCTGAGTTTGTGCTATCACCTACGTACAGTCTGTGATTTCCCAATTTCCAAAGTTGTCCGCTCTTTGTCTTTGTGTCTTCATGAAGTTGTACTTCGTACTCATCTTCTACAGCTTCTGCAGTGTCAACGACATCACAAGCAAAACCGAATAGATCCATGTCAATCGTATCGATACTGTCCATTTCTATTTCTAATAAATCAAAGTCCCATTCTGCCAGTTCAGCTGTTTTGTTGTCGGCTAAACGATACGCTTTGATTTGTTCTTCTGTTAAATCATTAACAACGAAACAAGGAACTGTTTCAATCCCTAACTTTTTAGCGGCTTTCCATCTTGTGTGTCCACAAACAATTGTATTCGTTTCATCAATTACGATCGCCTGTCTAAACCCAAACTCTTTAATTGATTTTGCGACAGCTTCAACAGCACTGTCATTTAATCTAGGATTGTTTTCGTAAGGCTTCAAATCACTAGTTTTTAACGTTGTAACCTGAAGTTGCTTGTTGTTCTCTTTCATATTCTGCGTGTCCTCCTGATTAAATATCCCTAGGTGAGGAAATTGCCTTTTTGAGTATATAGAGATAATTATGGAACTATCTACAAGGTCCTAGGGATAAATAACAAAAAGAACATCAGTTTCTCTTCCGACGTTCTTTTACAATACTATTTTACTACGTTTTTTTTGGTCATAATGACCAGTTCCAAGGATTTGTTAGAAATCACAATACTTCCAAATCATTCTTTTCATTTCCTTAGTGCTGTTCTCGTATCCTTCTCCTTGTTTGATGTTTTTGTTGTTCACAGAATTAATAAAAGATTCTATAAATTTTTTTTCTTCATCATCGCAATTCGACATCAACTGCATTACATATCCTTTTGCTC